TATGAAATCCGGCCAGCTTACAATTCTGAATAAACTCGGTTTTGTAATCTCAACCAAATATCCGAAAGCTAATAATCCGTTTGAGGACGAGGTAACCTACGCCAAACGGGTTTTAGACGGAGAGGTTGAGGACGAGACGGTTTTTTCGCTGCTTTATGAGCCTGATAATAAAGTCGACTGGAGTACCGACGACGGTATTCTGGAACAGGCGAATCCTTTGGCTCTGGATGTTCCGGAGATAATGGAAGATCTGAAACGGAAACGCTCTCAGGCGATAGAGGTCGAAAGCAAACGGGAAAATTTCATTACCAAACACTGTAATATCATTTATGCCGGTGTTGGTACGGAAAGCTACGTAAGTATAGACGACGTTAAGGCTTGCTGCTCTCCGGATCCGTTAGACTGGGCCGGACGTGAGGTATTCCTGGGCGTCGATTTATCCATGAGTAATGATAACTGCAGCGTCGGTATGGTGGCCTATGATCAGGAAACAGAAACCGTTTTGGTCGGCGCTATAGCGTTTATCCCGGAGGGAAAAATTGAAGAAAAGAATCGAATCGAAAAGATAAACTATTACGATTTTATTAAGGCTCTCAAGTGTATCGCCTGTGGAGATCGTACGGTAGATTACTCTGTTATCGAGGCTTTTGTTTTTTCTATCGAGGAAAAGTACGGGGTTAAGATACACAGCCTGGGCTACGACAGATATAACGCTATCAGTTCGGCTCAGAAATGGGAGTCCGGTGGTATCGTCTGTGTGGAGATCCGGCAGCACTCCAGCATTTTACACGGGCCCACGAAATGGCTGGCTGAATTAATCGAGAACCGGAAGCTGAGGTATCACGATAACAAGCTCCTGGAAATCAATTTTGATAACGCCCGGTGTACCTACGATACAAACCTTAACCGATATGTTAATAAAAAGCGTTCTGCCGGAAAAGTGGACGAGGTTGTATCGATAATCAACGCTTTGTATTTGCTGCAGCAAAATGTAATCCTGAATGAGGCGCTGGAATGGGCTGTACAAATTTAGAGTAAGGAGGTGATTTTGTGCTTACAGAAATTATTAACTCAGTTAAATCCTTTTTCGGTTATAAGGAAAACAGATCTGCAGAATCAGATCTTGAGGCTATTCTTACCGGTAAAAATTACGCTTCTTATTTTATCAACAAAAACGAAGCCCTGAATATTCCGGCGCTGGCTACGTCGGTAAATTTTATCGCCAGTACGGTAGCCGGTTTACCTGTCAGGTTATTTGAAAAAGATAAAGACGGTGTAATCACTCCGGTTGAAAAGGATCCAAGACTAAAAATCCTTAATGATGATACCGGAGATTTGCTGGACGCAAACCAGGCAAAACGGGCGATTATTTGCGATATGCTGCTGGACGGCAACGGTTACGCCGTCGTAGAACGGGATAACCGTAATGAAACGCTTGGGTTTTTCTATGTAGACAGCCAGTACGTTACCGTTATCGACGGTATCGACAAAATCAAAAAGGCTGTAAAGATTTATATTAATGGCGTAGAGTATCCGGAGTATTTTGTTTTCCGGCTGGTACAGAACAGCGCCAACGGTGTTACCGGTACCGGTGTCCTGAAACAGAACGCTTTGCTGTTTAATACCATGTTAAACGCTTTGAAGTATGAAAATACGGCGGTTTCCGGAGGAACCAAACGAGGATTTTTAAAATCTAAATACCGTTTAGAACAGGATAAGCTGGATCAGCTGAAAAGTGCCTGGCGAAAACTGTTTTCGACAGATGTTAATAACTCTCCGGACGTTATGGTGTTAAATGAGGGTATCTCTTTCGAGCCGACGGCGAGTACCGCTACGGAAAACCAGCTGAATGAGTCCAAACAGACTAACAGCGATTTGGTTTATAACCTTTTCGGTTTGTCTACTAATTTATTTGAGACGTCCAGCGGAACCGGCGGTGAGGAAATTTATATTAATGCTGTAAAAACAGCCATTTTGCCGGTGGTAAACGCCTTAAATACGGCCATTAATAAGTTTTTGCTGCTGGAATCTGAGAAAGATCGGCTGTTTTTCGCTATTGACGTTTCAGAAATCCTGAAAAGCGGAGTTTTGGAACGTTATAAAGGCTATGAAATAGCTATAAAAAGCGGTTGGCTGCAGGTTGATGAGGTTCGTAAACTTGAAAATTTACCGCCGCTCGGTCTTAAATTTGTAAAATTGGGCCTCGGGGATGTGCTGTATGATCCTCAGACTCAGCAAATTTACGCCGTTAATACTAATACTGCTACTAAGCTCGGCAGTAAAGGAAAGGAGGGAACGCCAGATGATACGAGTGGAGATCCGAGCTGATAATACCGCTATGATTACCGGTTATGTTAATGTAACCGGCAGAGAAAGTCGTGTATTACAGGATGTGAAAAACGGTAAGTTTATCGAGCTGGTAAAACCAGGCACGTTTAAACACGCTCTGGAAAAAAGAAACAGTGTCGGTTTGATGTTTAATCACAAAAAGCCGCTCGGCAGCACAAAAGATAATTTAGAGCTGTACGAGGATAACATTGGTTTATATGCCAGGGCGCTCGTGAGTGATCCGGACGTGATCGAACAGGCAAAAGCTAAAAAGTTGAGCGGTTGGTCGTTCGGCTTTAAAAAGGAAAAAGATACCTGGGAGACACGGGACGACGGTATTCCTCGCCGGATTTTAGAGGATATCGATTTGTTCGAGGTGTCAATTTTAGACGTAACTCCGGCCTATATTGCTACGAGTATTGAAATGAGGAGCGACGGCGGCCAGGATTTGGTCGAGTATCGCAAACACGAGGATGATATTACCGTTATAGATAACCGGATAGCTCCGGATCCTAAACCGGTAACAGATCCTGCTGCAGCGCTGGCTCAGCAGAAACGTAAATTTGAATTTTCAATTTTAAAGTAAAGGAGTAAAAAGCATGAATTTTAAAAAGCTGTTAGAAAAACGTAACACTCTTGTAGGTCAGATTAATGATATGTTCCTGGCTGCCGAAAAGGAAAACCGGGCTTTCAATGAGGACGAAGCAAAACGCTACGACGAACTCATGAAAGAAATTAAAGATATCGACAAAACAATTAACCTGTTCAACGAATCCCGGCAGTTCGGTACTGCTCCCGGTGCTCCGGCTGCTGCTTCTCCGACTGCAAAAGAAACCGAACAGGCAGAAATGAGAGCTTTTGAAACGTTCCTCCGTACCGGTTCTCTGCCGGCAGAATCTCGGGCCGTGGCTACCGCTAATATGACTATGGGCGATAACGGCGCTGTTATTCCTACCTCTATCGCAAGGAAAATTATCGAAACCGTTAAAAACATTTCTCCCATTTTCCAGCTGTCTGATCAGTACAGCGTTAAGGGAAGCCTGGTGTTTCCGAAATACACGGAGGTTAGCAGCGCTGTTACTGTGGCGTACGCTGCCGAATTTACGGCTCTTACTTCCAAAGTTGGTAAGTTTACCTCCGTAACCTTATCCGGAAACCTGGCCGGCGCTCTGGCTAAAATTTCCAAATCCCTGATTAACAATGCTGAATTTGATATCGTTTCCTACGTAATCGGTAAGCTGGCAGAAGCGATCGCAATATTCATGGAAGCAGAACTCTTAAAAGGCACCGGGGCTACCGGTCACATGACTGGCGTACTGACTACCTCCGGTATCAGTGTTACCGCTGCCGCTGCCACTGCTATCAGCGCCGACGATCTGATTAAGTTACAAATGAAAGTTAACCAGCGCTATCGTGGTAAAGGCGTCTGGATCATGAGCACTCAGACTCTGGAAGCGATCCGCAAACTGAAAGACGGCGATCAGCGTTATCTGTTGAATCCTGATATCCGTGACGGCTTTAATTACCGGCTGTTGGGCTGCCCGGTTTATGAGTCCGACGCTATGGAAAATATTGCAGCCTCTAAAAAGACTGTTGTGTTCGGCGATTTTTCCGGCCTGGGTGTAAATATCCGTCCCGGTGTTGAGCTGCAGCTGCTCCTGGAAAAATACGCTGATGAACACGCTGTAGGCGCCGTAGCATGGTTTGAAGCTGACTCTAAAGTCCTGGAAGATCAGAAAATGGCTTATCTGACTATGGCCGCTTCTGATCCGTCCTAATTATGAAATATAAAGTATTAATTAGTTTCGGCGGCCAGGTGAACGGTACAGCCGGCCAGCAAATCGATATAACCGACGAGAGTATCGCTCGGGATTTGCTGAGGGCTAAATATATCGCTCCACTGGCAGAGCCGCCGAAACCGGTAAAAAAGACGACTTCCCGTAAAAAAGCAAAAGCTGAGGGGTGATACCTTTATGAGAGTCAGCGAATTAACCATTGATATCGTTAAAAATTATTTAAGGGTAGACGGTGACGACGATAACGTATTACTGACGGCTATCTTAGGAGCAGCGGTGCAGTACTGTATCAGTTATACGGGTTTGGAACCGAACCAGTTAAACGATTATGACGATATCCCCCTGGCAGTTTTGGCTTTATGTGCGGATATGTACGATTTGCGTCAGTTTACGGTTACCGGTGTTCAGATTAATCCTACAGTACTGCAGATACTTGGCTCCCATAGTTCCAATTTACTGTAGGAGGTGGCAGGATGTTACGGCGTACAAACCAGCTTTCGACAGAATTAACAAAACGTGTGGAGATATGGCATAACGTAAAAAGCGCCGAAAAAAACAGGCTCGGTCAGTATCCGATCGAGCCTGTCCTGTATCAAACGCTTTACGCTGCTATCATTCCACAAACCGGCAGCCTGTTATCTGGCCGGTCCGCTGAAACTACGTTAAGTCGTACTACTCACAAAGTCAAAATCAGATACCGTACCGATATTACTCCGGATATGTGGATTATGTATCAGGGTGTAAGGTATGATATCCTTTACATTTTGGATCCAAATTTGAACCATGAGCGCCTCGAGCTTTTCTGTGAGGTGAAAGTATGATCGAGTTTGATTTTCATGAACTGACGGATTTTGATAAAAACGTGTTGGAACGGGTTACCAGGACGTATCCGAATGAAGCTAAAAAGTTTATGGGAAGAACCGGTAACACTTTCCGTTCACGAGTCAGAGCAGAATACCGGCAGACAGTTAAAAAGAAAACCGGTAATCTGTTAAAAGGAATCGGACGAGGTCGTCCGTATATCTGGTCCGGGAACGAGTTTCAAGTCCGGGTATATAACAAGGCTCCTCACGCTCATTTAATCGAGTTTGGTCATAAAATGATAGACTGGAGAACCAAAAAGCAAACTCCGAAAAAAGACTTTGTCACCGGTAAACACATAGTGGGTAAAGTTGCAAACCGTTTTCCGGGAGAGTTTGATAACCTTTGTGAAAAATTTGTAGACGACTTATTAAAAAAGGGGTTTTATTAATGGCTCAAAAAATCTTATCTGTAATAGATATAATCAAATCTTTGACGCTGTTAATCGAGTCTCATTTTCCTGCTTATCCGGTAAACGACAGAGATTTGGACGAGGGTTTTTCCCGGCCCAGTTATTTCATTGATATTGATGAGATCCGAGGCAGCAGCCAGACTACTGAGTATGTAAAAGAGGAATCGGATTTACAGATTTACTTTTTTGCTGAGGATCGGTATCAGGGTTTCTTAGATTTGATAGATGTAAAAAATAAATTACTTGCCTTGTTATCGGTTCCGTTGCCGTTAACAGATGAAAACGATCAGACGGTGGCTCATGTTACTTTTGATGAGACTCCCGGTAAAAATCTCTCGATAACCATCAATAAGGCTGATAAAACGCTCCTTTGTACGTTAACGAGCGTTCTCGTTCAGCAGTTGCCGGATGAATCAGATCCGGCTTTTTACATGGAAAATCTCGATTTTCATTTGTGGAAAAACGACGATTTTAACCAATATGTTCTCCCGTTTGCTTTGGTTGTTGAGGACGATTTGGTTTATCAGACTGTTGAAAAAGCAGAGGATATCCCTCCGGAACTGATTATCGACGGTTTTATGAATCTGTACGCCAGATTAGCTAATCGTTATGATCACTCAAATGTCGAGTTTAGTTATGAAAACGGTGCTATTTATATGGAATATGAGGACGAGGCAGTATAATTTTTAGTTTAAAGGAGGTAATAACGTGTCTAATATTGGATTACCTGTAATTGATATTACATTTATCCAGAAAGCCGTTAGCGCTATCCAGCGTTCCGAACGTGGTACGGCCTGTATCGTCGTTAAGGGTTCGGTCGAAACTCCGGTTTTACGGAGATATAAGTATGAAAGCGATATGGATAGCGGCGATTATTCCGTAGATTTGCTGAAAGCTCTGAAACGGGCTTTCATGGTTCCGGTTAATAAGGTGTATGTCCTGATCGTGCCGGCGGCTACGGAGGATTTTTCTACGGCGGCTACAGCCCTGGAGGGCGTTAAGTTTAATTACATTTGTACCGTGGTTTCCGACTGGCAGCAGGCTGTCGTTAATTACATCATTAACAAAAATGCTAAGAGTGCCGGTAAAAAATATATCGGCCTGGTGGCCGGGGCTACGACTGCAGACAGCAAATATGTTATCAACATTAAAAACGAGTGGGTTCATGATATTGATACCAATACTCAGGTAGATATGGAAATGTATCTCCCCCGTGTAATTGCTGTGCTGTGTAATCTGCCTATGAATCGCAGCTGTACGTATTATGAATTTGAGGATATCGACGAGGTCGATATGAGCTTTATTACGACTGAGCACGATATCGATTACTGGATTAACGAGGGCTTTATCGTTTTCTTTAAAGACGAGGACACTATCAAAATCGGTCGTGGCGTTAATACGCTTACTACGTTCACAGCCACCGATACCGAGGATATGCGTAAGATTATTATTGTAGAGGCTATGAATATTATCCTGGAGGATATTTACGAAACCTTTAAGCAATATTATGTAGGTAAGTACAAAAATTCTTATGATAATCAGTGTCTGTTTATCAGCGCCATTAACAGTTATTTCCGGCAGCTGGCCCGGGAGGAAATCCTGGATCCGGATTACGACAATGTAGCTTATGTTGACGTTGAAGCTCAGAGAGACGCCTGGCTGGGTATCGGTAAAACCGAGGCTAAGGACTGGGACGAAGAAAAAGTCAAAGAAATGTCCTTTAAGTCCTTTGTGTTCCTGGCCGGCGATATTAAGATCCTGGACGCTATCGAGGATCTTCATTTCAGAATTACAATGCAGTAAGGGAGGAGGCTAAATCATGGCAGAAGTTGTAAATAAAATTTTGCGTGGTACGTTTGGTCGCCTCTGGGCCCAGGGAAAACGCCTGGCCAATGTTAAGAGCTTTGAGGCCAAAGCTACCTTAAAATATGAGACTGTAGATATCAATGGCGAATTATGCGAGCAGCAGCGGTATCTCGGGTATTCGCTGGCCGGTACTATCGTCGTACATAAAACGGATACGTATTTGGTTAACCTCATTCTTAACGGAATGGTTACCGGCTCCATGCCGCCGATTAAACTGGTCGGTCGCCTGGCAGATCCGGACGCCAACGGTTCCGAACGTGTGGAAATTTACGACGTAACTTTCGACGAGGCTACGCTCATGAAATTTGAAAACGCCACTGTTTCCGAGGAGTCTGTACCGTTTAAGGCCGGCGGTTTCCGCTACCTGGATAAGATCTTATAAAAAATCAATAGCCATTCTCAAATCCCTGCTTATTTTTTATTGATGTTTATCAATTTTTTTTGGCAGGGATTTTTTATTTAGGAGGATCAAATCATGAATAAAGAAAAGTTAAAAAAGGCTACGCTCGAGGCTCTGCTGGAAAGAAAACTGCAGCGAGACAGGGATACTTTTGGGGTTAAAGTTGTCAACGTACCCTCGCTGGGTATGAGCTTCACTATCGTTAAACAGCCCTTAGGCGCTGTATCTGATATTTTGGACGATTTGCAAACCGATAAGATTAAATTCAGTGAAACACTGGATATTTATAAACGATTACTTTATCTTTGTATTCCTTTATTCCATGATGAAAAACTGCAGAAAGCCTATGACTGTGTCGAGCCTTACGACGTAGTTACCGCAGTATTAGAGGATAATATCGGAGAAATTCGCAATATTGCCGTGGAAATCCTGGATTTGTATGGTTTTGCCGAAATACTGGATACTGTAAAAAACTCATCAAGTCAGACGGAGAGCTGAGTATGTTCAGCTATTATCTTGAAAAAGGTTATAGTTTAAAAGAGCTCGAAACTCTGACTTTTTTAGAAAAAATATTTTTACAGGCTTCAATGGAATTACACATTGAAGCTAACGAAAACGCTATAAAGGAGATAAGACAAGGAGGTTAAAATGGCGTCTAAAAACATTAACGTCCTGCTGTCACTAACGGATTATTTTTCGGCGCCAATAAAGAAAGTCGGTGAAGCGACTAAGGACACTACTAAAAAATTAAACAGAGCTAAAAACGGTCTTGCTGATTTTGGAGCACGAGCTAACAGTACTTTTATAACGGCTGCCAAAAGTGTAGCTGCCTTTGGTGTATCTTTGGCCGGCCTCGCAGTTGGTGGGGCTATTGCCGGTATTAAAACCTTAGGATCTGAGGGTATGGCTTTAGCGGAAAAACAAATCCTTGCCGAGCAACAGCTTGAGGCTGTTTTAAAAAACGTAACCAGTATTCAGGCCCGGGGAGCAGACGGAGTACAAAAAGCTGCTACGAGTCTTAAGGCATACGCTGGAGAACTCCAAAACCTGGGTGTAATTGGTGATGAGGTCACGCTGGCAGGTATGGCCCAGCTGGCTACATTCCAAATGAATGACGAGCAGATCAAGACGGTGAGCGCCTCTATGCTTGACTTACTGGCAAAAACCAAAGGTTATAACGCTACCCAGGAGGACGCCGTTAATATCGCTAACATGATCGGTAAAGCGTATACCGGAAATGCCGGAGCATTATCCCGGGTTGGTATTACAATGACAGAAGAAGAAAAACAGGCGATAAAATTCGGTGACGCTAATCAAAGGGCTGCTGTTATCGCTAAGGTGCTTTCTAATAATGTGGGCGGCGTTAACGCTGCTATGGCAAAAACGGACGTAGGCAGACAAACACAGGCTATGAACGCTTACGGTGATATGCTGGAGGAGTTAGGTAAAAAACTGTTGCCGGTTAAGGCCGATTTGTGGGCCGCTTTCGGAGACGTATTGCCTCAGGTTCAAAGTGCGCTCCTGCCGGTGTTTGATACGATAGCTAAAGAATTTAAGGCGGTTTTACCTGATATTAAATTGTTTATCGTGCAATTAGCAAAAGCATTACCGAGTGCGATTACGATTACGATAACTGCTTTTAAAACTGCTTTTCCCATACTAAAAATGGTTTATAACGCTTTAGTTGCCTTTGCTCCGGTTATAGCCGGGGTGGCGGCTGGGTTTTTAGCTTTTAATGTTGTTTCCGGTGTGATTAAGGCTTTCGAGGTACTGAGTGCTGTTATTACCGTTGCTAAAAACGCTACTCTGTTGTTTAACTTGGCCATGAGTTTAAATCCTCTTGGTTTAATTGCTATTGCTGTTGCTGCTGTAGTTGCGGCTTTGGTATTGCTTTATCAAAATTGGGATAAAATCGTGGCTTATTTCGGGCCTACAATTAACGCCATAAAAAACTGGTTTGTAAACGCATGGAACGCTATAAAAACGACAGTGTCGAACGTTTGGGAAAGCATTGTTGCCTCTTTTAATAGCTGCATTGATAGGTTAAAAGGTTATTGGCAGGATTTTAAAAATTTTATCGCTCATCCTATCGATACGATCGTAAATTACCACCAGCGGAAAATGGAAGAACGTAAAGACGTTCCCCATAACGCTACCGGTTCAAGTTATTTCCAGGGTGGTCAGACTTATGTTAACGAGGGTAACCGGGGCGAATTAATTACGCTCCCCAGCGGCTCCCAGATCGTACCTCATGATTTGGCAGCGAAAACGGTTCAAAAATCAGCGCCGGTTATTAATTTAAACCTTACTATTGCCGGGAACGTTATCGGTAATGAAGATTTTTATAATGACTGTGGTCGTGTAATTACAGATCGTATTGTCGCAGCCCTGGCCAATATGTAGGAGGTGATAACATTGAGTTTATTACAGGCTACTATCAGTCAGCTGTTTTCTATCCTCGTTCCCTCTGTACTCGGTAAGCCCGGGAAAGCAGATATTGTTTTGGCGTCTGACAGCGAAAAGGTGGTTTTACCCGTTGTTCCTGCAAATTTGCCGGAACAGAACAGCCCACAAAACAATGAGACGTTTAACGGTATTTTAGGAGATATGGCTGTAATCGGGCCTATGGGTTCCCGGTCGTTAAAGCTGGAAAGTATTTTACCACCTACTCCTTTAAAATACTCCTGGTGCAGGCCGAACGGTGACGGGGCTGGAACGGTAATTAACTTTATTAAGAAAAATCAGCTCGCCTATAAGCCGATACGGATTACGGTGGTTTATTCAAACGGCAGTGTTTATCTGTCTATGGCTGCTCTGGTTAATGATTTTGTTTATAACGTCGATAACGTCGGTGATTATCATTACCGGCTGGAATTGACGGAATACAGAACAGTTACCGGAGCCGGAGGTTTGAGCTCATGATTAAACTTACGTATATTGATAAAAACGGTGTTTCAAAAAACATTACTCCCGTAACCGCAAACTATACCCGGAGCGATAATATCGAATCACTGGGTATGCAGCTGAGTTTTGATTTATTAAATAATCCCCTGGACGCAAATTATAACAAGAACCGCCTCGAAATCGGTGGTAAAGTCGTTATGAGTAATAACGGTAAAACCGTGTTTTTCGGCGTTATTATGGCACAAAATCACAGCCATTTTACCCAGCTTTCTTA